GTTTAGGGCGCGAGCTGACGGCCACCGAGGACACTCAGGCGGCGGCTTGGCTTGAAGACGCCTCGTCTATGTTTGTACAACGTGCTATACAAAAGTTTGAGGTTAGCTCGTCTGTGGTGCGTTTGTTCCCTCGTGACGGGGTTGTGCGTCTCGTACAACGCCCTGTTATAGAGATAGATAGCGTTACCGACCTTGACGGTGTAGAGCTAGATTACACGTACGACGGGTTCCAGTCTTTATACGACTTGGGCTCTTACACCCCGGTACGGGTCACTTATGATCACGGCTCGGCAACTATACCCGACGACGTTGTGGCTGTTATCGCCGGTATGGTGGTGCGCACGGTGCTTATCCCTGACGACGCTGCCGCTGGTATCCAGCAACAAAGCGTAGGGCCGTTTTCTCAGTCGTACGCTAACTGGGCTGTTGGCCGCCAAGTGTTGATGAGCCCTAGCGACGTAGAGGTAGCTAATTACTACCGAGATAAAACTTTTAGGTCGGCTTCGACGATTGGAAACGGAAACTATGGAGTTAATTACCCGAGTCCGACGAAGTTCGAGCGGTACTGATAGTTACGGTCAACCCGTTTACACTACGGCCTCGTCTGAAGTAGGGGCTATTGTTTCTGCTCGGGTGTCCGGTACCAATTTTGACGCCGACCAGATTGTGGTAACTGATGGGTTAACCGTCTACCTGCCTACAGGTTATGACGTGCAAGACGACGATAAGTTTATTATTCGGACGAAGACGTACGAGCTCGACGGTGAGGCGTTTGATTGGCGCGACGGGTTAGGCTCGTGGTCGCCCGGCACGGTTGTCAATTTACAACGCGAGGTAGATCGTGGCTAGTAAAATACCTGGCGGCGGTGGTGAAGTAAAACTAAATTTTAAGGGTATGGGCGAGTTGTTGCGGTCTCAAGAGGTCGCCGACGAGTTGCGCCAACGTATGACTAGGGTACAGGGTGCCGTACCTGGGAGCTTGTTGATAGTTGTCCGGTCTGGACGTAGGGCTAGGGCTAAGGTTATCAACGGCTCAGATTTTGACGAGGCTAACACCGGCAACTTGTCGAGGGCTTTAGATTTATCTGGCGGTGACCGCGGCTACAAAGTAAAAACTAACAAGCCTAAACCGAGGAAGGGCAAGTAATGGCTAACGCGGTCATTTTTAGCGACATTATGAGCCACCTCGTTACCCGTATTACCGCCGAGTTGACGACGCTAGGTTTTACGTCTACCCGTGTGGGTGTGCTCGCTAACGACTCGGGCTCGCAAGTAATTTTACGCCGTGATGGTGGTACACGTCGGTCTAAAACAATTATGACCGACTCTATCGGTGTAAACGTGTACGAAACGTCTTTCGGTAACGCCGAAACTTTGGCCCGTACGGTTATGGCCGTCTTTGACGACTTGCCAAACGGTACCCCAATAGTGGACGTCGTACCCGAGAGCTCTATACAAGATGTAACCGACCTCAAGGCAGAGCGTAGATTTATGCGTTTTGCTGTAGATCATAGAGGTACAAACCTCTAACGAAAGGATAGCTATTATGGCTTTAGACTCTGACAACGTGAGAGTTGCTACTACGGGGGCCGTGTATGTTGCCCCTACAGGCAGTACGGCACCGACCGACTCGGACACCGCTCTGGACGCGGCTTTTATCGACCTGGGATACGTTTCAGCCGACGGAATTGCCGAGACCATTGACAAGTCCACTAACCAGATTCGCTCGTGGCAAGATGGATCGCTGGTACGTGAAGTTGTATCTGAGGGTACCTACTCTGTAGAAATGACCTTTATCGAAACCAACGAGGCCGTTTTGGAGCTTTACTACGGTGTCACTCAGACCAGCGGCAAGTTCTCTATTGACCCTCGTAAGACTGGTGGACGCCAGGCTTTCGTTATTGACGTTATCGACGGTACCTCTATCGAGCGTACTTATGTGCCCTCGGGTGAGATTACCTCGGTTGGCGAGCGTACGCTTGCTTCGGGTGAAGCTATCGGTTACCAGGTGACCGTTACCGCTTACGCTGACGCAAGCTCGACGGTTGTAGAAAAGTTCTTTTCTGACCTCGAGGCTTAACGTATTGCCCTCTAGGTTTCTTGCGGCGGCCTAGAGGGTTTTAACTAGTGGGGGGCGTTATTGCCCCCAATTACGCCCCCTACTTTGCCGTAAACAAACTATCGAAAGGTATCGCCGCTATGGGTTACAAAATTGAGCACAAGGGTAAGACTGTTGAGCTGCCTAACTTTAACGATATGCCTACGGGTGTTTTGCGGAAGGCCCGCCACGAAACCGAGTCCGAGCAGACTTGGTTCATCCTCGAGGGCGTACTTGACGATAAACAATTACAGATTTTAGACACGTTGCCGTTGTCCGAGTTTTCTAAGCATATGAAAGCTTGGACGGGTGGCGTAGCACTGGGGGAATAATTAAGGTCGTCGAGCTAATCGACGACCACACTGCCGCTTTTATTTACGACTTTAGATCACGTTTTAGTTTGGGCCTTGCCGACCTCGGGGAGAGTATCCCCTGGGTTGAGGTTGTGTATTTAGTTGCCGTCTTGTTGCGTGACCCAACCTCTTGGTTGCAAGTGAGCGTAAACGGTTGGCACCATCCCGTCTCGTACGAGTGGGCCGCTATGGTGGCGCAATACGATCTACACGCGCAAGTAAACAGCAAACGGAAACCTAAACCGTACCCTCGCCCCTGGTCTAATACTAACCAGGCTGGCGGTAAAGGTACGGTACGGGCTGATGGTCGAGAAATTCTTAAACGCGCGCGAGAGGGAGCCTATAAATGGCAGAGCAAGCCTACGCTTATGTAACCCTAATACCGGTTGCTAAGGGGTTCCAACAAGCGGTAGCTAAAGAGATGGGCGGCGTTAACAACGTCGGGAAGACTGCCGGGGGGAAAGCCGGTAAAGGCTTTAGCGGTGGCTTTGGCGGGGCTCTAAAGGGTCTTGGCGGGGTTATCGCTGGCGGGCTTGCGGCGGCCGGTATTGGCTCATTCCTGAAGGACTCGGTATCTCAGGCAAGCGACTTAAGCGAGTCTCTTAACGCGGTATCTGTTACGTATGGTGCCGCGTCTGAGGGTATTGTGGCGCTGGGTGAAACGGCAGCCACACGCCTCGGGTTGTCCGCCACAGACTTTAACGCCCTGTCGGTACAGTTTGCTTCGTTCGGTGACAATATTGCCGATAACGGCGACGTGGTCGGTTTCATTGACGACATCACTACCCGATCGGCTGACTTTGCCTCGGTGATGAACCTGGACGTCGCCGAGGCGTCCCGCATGTTCCAGTCCGGTCTTGCCGGTGAAACTGAACCACTTAAAAAGTTTGGTATTGACCTTAGCGCGGCAGCGGTTGACGCTTACGCTTTGGCTAACGGTATCGGGGAGGCTGGTAAACCCCTTACCGAGGTACAAAAGCAACAAGCCCGTTACGGCGCTCTCATGGAGCAGACGGCTGAGACTCAAGGCGATTTTTCTAACACGTCTGACGGGTTGGCTAACGCCCAACGTATCCTCGGGGCTAACTTTGACAATATGAAAGCCCAGGTGGGCGGGCCTCTACTCGGGGCCTTTGCTAACCTGACGACCGGGCTGTTACCGGTTGTTGAGACTATGGGCCCGTTGTTAACGGGTGTTATCGAAGACTTGGCCCCAATTATTACCGACTTGGCTGGGCAGATACCTGGGTTACTGGAAAGCTTTTTGCCTATGTTGCCGGTTATCGGTGAGCTGGCTGGTATTTTCTTGGAGCTCGCGGCCGACTTGTTACCTATTTTTGTTGACCTTATTATGGCGCTTATGCCGGCAATTACCGACCTGTTGCCTATCCTTGCCGAGTTTATCGGTAACGCTATGCAGGTTTTAGTACCGATTCTCGTCCAACTTATCGACGCGCTAGTGCCTATTATTGAGGCCCTCCTCCCGGTCTTTATGGAGCTGTTCGAGGCTCTCGCCCCGGTGGTGCTTACGCTTATCGAAGCTATGTTGCCAATTATTGAATTGTTGCTACCAATGTTTATCCAGTTCATAGAGTTTTTGACGCCGATACTTGTAACCGTTGCCGAGATTATTGGCAACATACTCGTTTTTGCTATTGAGCTTTTTGTGGGCGCGATTACGGGAATAACTGAAAGCCTGGCAACCTTTGGCGAGTTTTTTAGAACGCTTTGGGATGGTATCAAGGAGTTTTTTGTCAACACCATTAACGCGCTCATAAGCGGGTTCGAGGGTTTCGTAAACTTTGTTATTCGTGGTGTAAACAAGATTGTCGACGCGCTAAACGGTCTCAGCTTTGAGGTGCCCGACTGGGTGCCTGAGATTGGCGGGGCAACACTCGGGTTTAGTATCCCTAAGATACCTGAGATTAGTTTGGGCCGTATTGCCCTCGCTAACGGTGGGCTTGTTACAGGGCCCACTAACGCGCTGATTGGCGAGGCTGGGCCTGAGGTTGTTATACCTTTGGATCGCTTCGAGTCAATGATGGGTGTGAACGGCCAGGGTGGCACGGTGAACTATTACGCGGCACCTAATAAGAGTTTTGACGCTGAGCAAGAGCTACGGTTGGCTATGACGAGAGCGAGAGTGTTGGCGTGAGTGGTTTTAGTTTGACGGGTGCGAACGGTGACGTTATCACTTTTGATAACATTACTTACGTGCTTAACCCGTCGCTTATAGGTTTTGGTATCCCGCCGACGTCGGTGCGTATTGACGAGTCTGCCCGTTACGGTGGGGTGTGGCGTTATACTCGCCGGGCTGTGCGTAATGTTGATATGCCTGTAACGGTTTTTGGCGATACGGCGTTGGAGGTTGAGACGTCTTTGCGTCGTCTTGCCCGGTTGACTCAGGACACAAGCGGGCCTACAGTTTTGACGGCGTTGCGTGACGCTGGCGACCTTACTATGGCTTTGCATTACACGGGTGGCGCTGAGCTGGAGTACGGTGGCAGCGCTGGCGGTAAAACGTGGGCTACTTTGATGTTGTCGTTTCAGGCACCGAGCCCGTATTGGGAGTCTGCCACTGTTGAGACTTTTACGGTTACGACTGGTAACACTGGTCGGGGCTTGTTGCCTCAACTAACTAAGTTGCGGGTGTCTTCGTCTCAAGCACTCGGTATTATCAACGTGAACAACACTAGCGACGTACCGGTTTATCCCACGTTTGAGGTTGTGGGCCCGGTTGACGAGCTGGAGGTGTCGCTTAACGGTCAAGGGTGGACTTTTACCGAGGCTGTTACTACGGGTGATATTTTTACGGTGGATCACGAGACGGCTACGGTTACAGGTATTGGCGGTGTTAACCGTTACGATATTTTGGACACCGCGCCCAAGTTTTTCGCGTTGCCCCCAGGGTTGTCGAGCGTGCTTGTTACAGGTGCCGACGCTGACCTAAACACGGTGATAAGGGCAACTTATAACCTCGCGTTTGAGGTGGTGCACGGGTGAACGTTGACGACCTCTCTGTAGAGGTACGTAACAAAACTTTAGATCGTGTGGGCCAGTTGTCCGGTGCTGACCTTGTGGGTGCCGAGTTTATTTTGCGCCACAACGAGGTAGGTAGTTGGAAGGTAAAACTACACGCTACTTCGGCTATGGCTGAGTTGTTGCGGACACCGGGGTATGGTCTTATTGTTACCGGCCCTGATGGTGTAATTTTGTCGGGCCCTATGTTGTCGGCTGCTCTTGCGCAGACTGATAACGAGCCCGAGGGCACTTGGGTTATTGAGGGTGCCGACGACTCTGTTATTTTGTCTGAAAAGTTGTCTTACCCTTACCCGGCTAGTGCGGACGTTACTGCTCAGCTCGCCTCGCACGATATACGCGAAGATGTTGCCGAGACGGTACTCAAGGGTTATGTAAACGCTAACCTTGTTACTGGGCCTACGGTTCGACGAGTAAATACGTTGACGGTGGCTACGGATGACGGCCGGGGTGGCACGGTTTACGGTTCGGCACGCTTTGAGAATATGCAAGAGTTTTTTTACAACCTCGCCCAGTCTGGCGGTGTGGGTTACTCGTTGCAACAAGAGGGCTCTAACCTTGTGTTTGACGTGTACGAGCCGGTTGATCGTAGCGCGCTTATCCGTTTCGATATTGACAACGGCCGGCTAACGTCGGCTAACTATTCTTACAGTGCCCCGTTGTTGACCCGCGCTATTATTGGTGGTGCTGGCGAGCAAGAAGAAAGACTATTTTTTGAGGGTACGTCGTCTGACTCTACGGCGGCTGAGACTGTGTGGGCTCGACGTATCGAGTCGTTTGTGGACGCGCGTACTACCCAACTTGAGGCAGAGTTTGACCAGGAGGCTACTACGGCGCTTGTGGACAACGGTAAAACTCGGGTAGCTATGACTGTAACGCCTGCCGATAATACGACTATGTTGTTTGGCTCTGAGTGGGGGTTGGGCGACACTATTACGGTGACGGTGCGCGACATTGTTGCGACGGCTGTTGTTTATACGGTGGCGTTGTCTATCCAGACTGACGGGGTTTACTTGGCGGCCGAGGTTGGCACCCCGGTGGCTTCGTCTTACGAGGCTATGCTAAGCCAGGCTACGATCTTTCAGGGCCAACGGATTGGGCAGATAGAGCGCAACAATACGGGGTATGGCGTCGTTACAACGTTTGCCGGTGTCGAGGGTGGCACGAGTGGCACACAACCTACTTTTAGTGGTGACGTCTTTACAGCCACTTATACACGCTTTGGCGATATGGTCTATTTTGCCTACTCGGTCGACTTTACCAATATTGTCACTTTTGGTACAGGTCAATATTATATGACGTTGCCGTATAACAGTCGCCGACCGGTAACGTTTTCGAGTGGATCGCTAACCGACGACTCGGGTAGCACTATTTACTCTATTATTGGGCAGGTGGCCGCCGGCTCTAACGTTATGATTTTGGCTTATATTAAGTCGAACGGTGAGACAGAGCCGTTTGAGCATAATAAGCCGATAACGCTTACAACGGCGGATAGTTTCGATATTACCGGCACGTACGAGCTGGAACAATAAGAGAGGTTAGGGTATGACCCAGACTAGTTTCCCTTTCGAGGGGATTGACACTACAGAGACCCAGTTTAGTCAGTGGGCTCGGCACTTCAATAATGGGGTGAATGATGAGCCTACGGGTACAGCTCTTGAGGTGATCGCGGGTACTGGTCTTGCGGTGGATGTTGCCGCCGGTGAGGCTATGGTGCGTGGTCTCTATTACATTAGTGACGCTGTTGAGTCGTTGGCTTTGGCTACGGCTGACGCAACTAACGGCCGTATTGACACAGTTATTTTGCGTCTTGACCCTACAGCTAACTCGATTGTTGTGGCGGTGAAGACTGGTACGGCTGCCGGTTCACCGGTTGCGCCTACGCTCGTCCAGACTGACGCGGGTATTTTCGAGCAAGGTTTAGCTAACGTGCTTGTGCCGGCTACTGCCGGGGTGCCGTCGACTATTACGGATCGTAGAGAGTTTATGGGTACCCGGTTGGGGTCTTGGGCTACAATTGGACGACCCGAGCCAGATGGCCGGGTTTTGTTCGGTTTCAATAGTACAACCGGCTCTATCGAGTTTTACAACACTAATACAAGCGCTTGGACACCGGTAGGCGGCGTCGGGCTCGAGGCAACTTTTCTACTGATGGGAGCGTAACAAAATGGCTAACGCATATAAGGTTTT